AAAAAAACAAACCTTGATAATTTCTGCAGACAACGTGTTTCTTAGAACATCGCAAGCTATCATGGAATCAACTATGCCACAAGCGCCACAAAATATTGAACGTGCTAGTGGTAGCGACGAACTCACGAGTAATGCGCCCAGAGACCCATCAAAGTCAGGTGGGTTAGGTACAGCAGCGGGTATTATTTTAGGAAAGCTATTATACAAAGTACTTAATACTATTGTTGAAAAAGTAAAAGAAACATTTAATAGTGTTGTTGAAAAAATAAAAGAAACATTTAAAAATATACAAATATCTTTTCTAGAATTATTGTCCGGTGTTTACACAGCATTAGATAAAATAACACCCGGCAAATATTTTAAAGAAAAGGCAGCTTCAATAGATGAAAAAATATCTAAATTGAAAGCACCCGAAACACCTGCTCCCACCATCACAGCTTCCAACCAACCACCTGAAACAACAGGCGCCCCTGCTCCTGCTGTCCCAGTATCAACACCTTCATCACCTGCTTCAACATATGCACCACCAACAGGATTTTTTGGCCCTCCGACGTTGGGAACTCAAAAAGCCACAACTGCATCAGCTCCTGCAATTGTAAGTAATAGTAATACTGTACAGTCATTGTTTACAAAAATGGACGATAAGAAAACAAGTGGCAAAAATACATCAAATATATCAGCAAATAGTTCATCACCCGATATAAATGAAACAATAGAATATTTTAAAGATGCTGAAGGTATTAGACTAACTCCATATTGGGATTATAATCATTGGAGAATAGGAATAGGTAGTGATACATATGTTGATACAGATGGGAAACAAAAAGAAGTTGGTGGAAAAGATGGTAAAAATAAAAGTATAAAACCTAATTTAACAATAACTGAAGAACAAGCTTATGCTGACGTTAAAATACGGCTTGAAAGAGATTTTAAGCCAGGTGTTGTTAAAAGTTTAGGAGCTGATAATTATAATAAACTGACACCAAAACAACAGGCAGCGTTGCTTTCCTATGCGTATAACACAGGAGTAGGTAGTTCTAAATCAGGAACTGGATTTGGTGGTCTTATAAAAAAGGGATTGCGTGAAGCAATTCAATCGGGAGATACCTTAAGTGCAAGTAATATCATTAGCAAGGGAATTACAACAGCTAAAGATACTTCAACAGGTGTAAGAGAAGTTGTACCAACTTTGGTTAAAAGACGTAAAGAAGAAGCTGAAATGTTTAAACAAGATAGTATACAAGCACCGCCAACTGCAACGATGAACATAAATCCTCAATCATCGGCAGGTTCGTTAAAGGCGCCAACACAAACTACAGGTAGAAACATTGAAATGACTTCACAAATTTTAAATGCGCTTCCTGTTGCATCAACACCTCAAAATGCACAACCTGTTGTCATCAATAACATCAATGCGCCTACGGTTGCATCGGGTAAGGGTTCATCAGGTTTAGAAATATTGATAACAGCATTATGGCGAATACAAATAGACATTTGCGAGCTGGGATATTAGGAGTATAACGAAAAAAGGGCCCGAAGGCCCTTTTTTTTTGTTGCTTAATCTTCAGCTAGCTTTGAAAAGTAACTGAGTGCATCATCGTCATCGTCATCAACAGACGTTGCCTTTGGCGCGGCAGACTTCATCACCGGCGCAGACATCGTAGGCTCTGATTCCATACGACTCTCTGCAATCTTTTCTGCAGAACGCATGGGTGAACTTGACGTACCTAACACGGAATCAAGCTTACGCTTCAATTCATCATAACTCTTGAAGTTCTTTGGATCGGTGAATTCCTTCAATGAACTCTGTTGGGCCCAAATCGACTCAATCTCTGCATCAGACTCTGCAACTGCGCTAGGTGCTTCGAATTCACTCTTATCGTAGTTACGATATCCTTCGACGTTACGAATCTTCAGCTTGAGATTTGCGCCTTCCCAAAAATTAAACGGATTGATGGGTTCTTCATCAGCAAACTGCGGCTGCATAACATCTTTGATCTTGTCGAAAATCTTCTTGCCATACTTGTACAGGAAGACCTTACCTTCGTTCTGCGGATTCGCAGGATCCTTGATCACCAGGATATTTGAAATATACGTCAAGCGACGCTTTTGCTTACGCGCAATATCCTTATTGGATTCAATCCCAGAATTCCACAGCTCACTGTTCAATTCAGAAACAGGATCGGGTTGATTTAGCGTGGTCAAAGAATTTTCGATGTACCACTTGCCAGTGGGACCCTGAAATCCATGATTCCACACGCGAGCCCATGGGAGCTCCTCACCCTTCGGCGGCGGAAGTAGACGAATAACGGCATACCCATTTCCTGCCTTATCAACAGCGGGTTGCCAGACGCGATCATCATTACCTGAATCAACCGCAGGCTTTGAAATCTTTTCAACTTCCTTCATGAGGGAGTCAAAATTACCACGGGACTTGCGTAAATCGGATAGGCTACTGAATGACATTGTATTCTCCTTGTATAACGGTGTATGAAAGTGTATAAAATTGTCCTACGGGTCCTGCCATCTTATTGGTCGTCCTCATAATCATCATCACTATATACTTCTTCATCATCACTATAATCGTCATCATCATTAACATAGTCGTAAATTTTATGACGATACTTTGTTATATAATCGCGTTCTTCACGGCGTCCTCTGGGACTGTCATCATCATCTTCCCAATAACGATTATGTCTCATGCTGAAAAAACCTGTGTTGTCATAGTGTGATATTTTTCCTTGTCTATTTTTATAAATGGTGAGTATTTGTATACGAGCTTTGAAACTGTATGCCAGATAGGATCAAATATTAGCTGTTCATCAACCTGTTGTATAAATGTAAACAATTTGTTTAAAATAACAAGTGTTTCGAGTGTAACATTTTTTCCTAGATATTTCTTCAACAGAATGGGATGATCATTATTACAATCCCACAATGCTGGAATGGTATTTATATTTTCTAGCGAGAGTAATTCAAGGTCTTGTTTATACTGATAACTTAAACTCTCATTGATACGTTTCCATGACAGGTATACATTCTCAGCTTCAGTATTATAGATCCCGCCCCACTTATCACCTGTAATGAAATTTGCTACAAAGTAATTAATAAAATCTTCTTGTGCGTATTTTTTCTTTACTTTGTTTAATGCAAACTGTAGCTTTACATTTTTTTCTAATGCCTTTTGTGACGCTTTAATACGTCCCTTTGTTTTACGAATGTCGTAATTATCAGATGTAAAATGTAATCGTAATGCTAAGTATAACTTGTACGCCTCAAATGTCGTCATGTTATGGCAATTTACCAGATTTTGTTTTTAGTAAATTTAAATCTTCTGCCTCTGCTTGTAGCTTTTGCTTTAGTGAACTCGTGATTGACTTTGCGACAGATGCGGGTTCAATGTCACGCATTTCACAATATTCAAGTAAGGCCTCAAGATAACCAATTTTACGTGTCTTTGCCATTTTTTCAATATTCACTGAAAATTCCTCAGGGGATGTAAACTCGCCCTTCGTAAGCAAATATTCAATGGTTAATTCAACGGTGGGTTCATTTTCTGTCACAATATCTCCTGTTGATGCTATATAACAAATATAATTAACTATTTCTATTTGTCAACTGTGGCTTTTTAGCTACAACAACATAGAAAATGTGATTGCCAATCTTTTTAATTGGGCGAGCGAAGTCCCAGTTTGGCTTAACGCTTGTATTATGAAAATACAAGGCATTCTTGATACTTGCAAGGCGAACATTTTTTGTCAAAACATCACGCGCAATTTTTCGTGATTCTGCATAGATATCTTTTTCTAATTTCCCACGAGGACCACAGGTCCAGGAAAATTGACACCCACGAGAATTTTTTTGATATACTACGCCACACACGGTTTTAGGAAATGACCGACTCTTTACACGATTCATGGTAACCGTGGCAACAGCTAACTTCCCTTCATATGGTTCATCAGGCGCTTCAAACGCAATATTTTTTGCCAAACAGGTCAATTCTTTTTCAGAAATAACTTTGAATGGTTTTGTTGGCGTGACAGGTGTTCGCATACGCGAAAAAGTATTTGGTACGATAAACACCGAACATGCCAATAGTATGCTAATGAATTTTATCATAAATCCTCCATATATTGAATATACAACATGATGGGCATATTGTCAAGCAATAATGCTGGAGAAATTTCTTCCCCCAGCATCACTATTGCTATATTTGGTTATTATTAGGTATTACACTTGATCTATACAGGTGTTGCCACTGCAAGTACAGAAGGTTTTTCCGTCACCATCATCAACACATTCTCCGTTTGAACAAAAATATCCAGGATTGAAGCATGCGGATGGTGTTACTACCACAACCCCGTTTTCGAGTCTGTTATAATATTTTTCTTTAGCGCCAATTTCTGAGGCAGATGTAGTGAACACATTTACTAACAACCCACCGTATGAAATTAATTCTCCTTGCGAATTTTTGCCGGCATACAACACCACATAACTTCCTGTTGGGATTTCTACGCCAGGTGTAAAAGTCAAGGTACGTGTAGATGCATCAAAAGACATCCAAGTATAAGCAGGACGAGGTGATCCATTAATCACAATGTCATCCACAGTAATTGCATCAACCATTGAATTCGCCGTAATCGTTACAGAGGCGGTTTCACCTTTCTTTGCATCAACTGTTGTAGGTGTGCCTTCGAAAATTGATTGATGATTTGGGATACGTAATAATAAATTGGGTGTGGTGCCATAAATTTGTTCATTGCGGAATAACAAATCTACGTTGCCACTTGTTAATATTTCTGCTTGAATTTGTTGAGCAGTGTGCGTAGGATGTTCCACAATAAATTGTGCCGCAGCGCCTGAAACAACCGCAGCTGCTAACGAGGTACCTGATGCAGTGATAATTGCACCTGTATTCGTTAATGTTTCAACATCAATACCTGGTGCAGTAATATCCACTTCTGTTCCCCAGTTACTACCTGCATTGGGTCCCCAATTAATAACACGATCAAATGAGTCTGAGGCAGCAACACCTAATACAGTATCCAATCCTACTGGTGAATAATTGTCAGCGTTAGAAACGGTGTTACCTGCTGCAGCGACAACAAGTAATCCTTCGCTTTGCAATTCTTGAATTTTCAAATCTAAAATTTGATTTTTTGCAATAACCCATGAGCAATTTACAATCTTAACGCCTGATGAAAGTGCATGATCAGCAAGAATAGCATCAAACGCAGTTAATAAGGTACTAACATTGACGGCAACATTCATAGGAATCTTTACGACCTTTAATCGTGCGTCCTTTGATACACCCAAGGTGGCACCCACAATCATTGCGGCGATACCTGTTCCATGATTTAATGTGTCCGTGAATGTGCCATCAAAACTATGTAAATTTTCAATGGTGGCATTTTCTAAATCACCTACAACATTTACCCCTGAATCAACGAGATATACAGTCGTATTAGCGCCTGTATTTTTTGCAAGATAATGTTCACGCATAGGCAAACTTGTTGAACAGATACGTAATTTGTGCCAAGGATCTGTTGCAGTTTCTGCGGTAACTTCTTCATCTAATGCCACACTAAGTACGCCAGGAATATCAGTGAGGAGTGTATCACTGGATGCTTCCACGGTTAGTACACGTAACTTTTCTAAATGGGTAATAATTTGTACACCTGAAGGAAGTGCAGCGAGCACTTGTGCTGCTGTATCCTTTTGATATACAAGGTTAAAATTGGGCATACATTCTCCTAGACAGTAAATGTTTTTATATATTTATACAAAAAACAGATTGCTTTCGCGCACACCCCAGTCACGCTCCATGCAAAAGTAACATTCTCCGCAATGTGTTTCAATATCTACGCCGCAGGAATGTGTTAAATTGAATAACGATTGTAATGAAAATTGTTTATATATCTGACAGATTTCTACTTTATTCAGATCAATAAATGGGCGAAGATGGCGTTCATTTAACGCTGGGCCACGCACAGGTGGAGTATCGCCGACAATATAACGGGTAGGTGTGAACACATCCGTAACTACCTTATTACACGCACTATATGTCACCCCTGTTTCTGGAGAAATCGCAAGTGTATTTTTTACGAAATCACGAATAAAGAAAAGTTGTGGGGATAGCTGTTTTATGTATTGTGTATGTAGGTGTGTTTCTAACCAAGATAACACACTATAAAAATGTTGTTCGCGTTTATTTTTTAACATCCCAAATACATGAATAGGAACATTCTGTGTATTTTGTGTGGTGAGTAGATATAATAGCAATGAGCTATCAACTCCACCAGAAAATAATATGTTAATTTGTGAACAATCGTCAGGTATATGTATTTTCATAAAATTAAAGGAGGGGTTTTCTGTTCCCAGGTTAACCCCGAACCCGGCAAAGCTACTTAATTAAGCAGCTAATGCGAGAGGCGCGTTATATGTGCCCTTTAATGATTGTGCTCTGCTTACGGCAGTCGCCTATCGAGTAGCGTTCCTGGGTTACTTTATACCCTGTCGAAGCCATGTCATCCCCCCAGTATGGAGATGGCGGGAATCGAACCCGCGTCCAAGACATATTTCATCAAGACATTATACTACTATCAAACATATTTATTTCGCTAATGAAACACCTAATGATACGACTCGACCCACATTATATCCTTCACGTTCTAAATTGCCTTGCATAAATCTATAGCGTGCATCAAGGATATTTCTAACATCTACTTTTAAATTTGCACGTTCACCTAATGGTGCCTTCAATGTGAAATCTACCATGTGACGAGATTTTTCAACAATATTCGGTAAAGGGATAACTCCTGCCGCAAATATTCTATCACCAACAGTATTGTATAATAATGTAGCGTTAGTTCGACCACTTAGTGATGAATACGTCATCCCTAAATTAACCACATACGGAGCTTGACCAACTAAAGGACGCTCATTATCAGTGACAGTCAATCCACGGGACGCATCTAATTGTACAGTAGAACTCATCACCGTAATATTTGTGAACAATGATAGAAAGGTAAAAAATTGTTTTCTAGCTTCTAATTCAATTCCAATATTGTCCGCCGTTATTGCGTTTTGAAAATTCGCTTGGTACGCACCTGATGTGGCTTGCTCGACACGTTCAATCGGATCAATGAATTGTTTTGCGAATACCCCAATACTGAATATTTCATTAGGTGTAGGGAAATGTTCATACCGAACATCAATATTATTAATCAACCCACGACGAAGTTGACTATTGCCTGTTACGCTTACGCCACCTAAAACATCACGAAAAGTTACTGGGGCTAATTCACGATATTCAGGGCGAGTTACAGTACGTGATATCGCAAATCTAAAATTGGTGTTATCTGATAATTTCGTGTTAAGCAGAAACGCAGGTAATACATCTGTATTTTGTAAAGACGACTCAACACTAAATCCCCCTTGTGTTGTTGTATTTACAGTAATATTTGCACTTTCTATTCTCCCACCAACAATCATACGCATGTAATCTTTCAATTGCCACTCAGACATAACATACCCTGCCATGTTTACGTCATTTGCGGTATATGACCCTGCTTGCCCAATAGGTTGAATATTGATGTTATTACAGGTGGCACATGCTTGTTCTTTTCCAAAGATGACATCAGCAGATTGTGTGGTAATAACTTCGTTGGCACGACTGATAAATGCGTAGATTGGAGCTTGTGTATTACGATCTGTATTGCGGTAGTAAGTTCCTGCCTTAATAATATTTCGATTTCCTATATTAAGTGCATGATCAAGTTGTCCAACAACATTTTGTTCTTGAAGATTAAAATATAATCTACGCGCCCCATCTAATGATGTGAGTAATGAATACCCGTTAGACCCATTTCTTGCATACACAATATCTGAACGATCCGGTTCTTTTCGTGTAGTGTGTGACTGCGTTAGTGACCAAGAAGTTTTATTGTTTGTAGATAATTGATGATCACCTTGTCCTGTAATCGCTACAACACCACGTTCAACATACCGCAAGGTGGTGCGACTAATACTATCTGCAAGGTTTTCATCAAACCCGCCATCTACACGAGCTTCATTATCTGCGTTTCGTGTGAATGTAGTATTCAATGAGAAGCGTGACGTTTGACCTAACATGGTGGACAGATTCACAATGCCACCCCATTGTACACCTACGCGAGCAGTTTGACCACGAAGTGATGTTAATGGAACAACTGTATTATTTGCACCTTGATTGCCTACGGCAATTTGTTCATTGCTTCGCACTTCCTCAGCGTATCCATAATTTCCGCTTAACACATAACCAATATTTTTTCCTAATACTGTATTGCCACCTGCGGAAATACCCAATGAACTATTTCCTATCCCATTGCGATATTCTGGTGCCCATACATTACGCTGTGAACGAATAATATTATTCATTTGTGTCTGCGTAACTGTACCTAAAAAGTTTGCATTAGCTAAATCAGTAGGCATATTTCTCGCTGAACCTGCTACTGCAAACAATTCGCCACCTGCTCTCGGGGCAAACGGTAAATCATTTGACAATACGCGATTATTTGCGCCAACACTCATGCTATAATTGAGTTGCTTTCGTGCAGGAAATTCTTTTGTTTTAATATTAACTGTGGCGCCGGCAAAATCACCTGGTTGATCAGGTGTGAATGTTTTACTCGCGTTAACTTCTTGCAATAAACTCGAAGGGAATAAATCTAACGGAACGACTTTACGTTCAGGTTCAGGACTAGGGAGTCGAACGCCGTTTAAATTTGCAGTAGTATATCGTTCACTCAATCCACGAACTTGCAAATATTTGCCATCTTGTACGCTGATCCCGCTAATACGTTGTGCTGCTTGTGCAGCATCGCCGTCAGGGCTTCGTGAAATTTGTTCTGATGTAATTGCATTAGTAACATTTGTTGCGTTCTTTTGAACATTCAGTGCGCTGCTGATGCTACCATTTTCTTTTACTGCGGTAACATTCACGGCAGACAATTGTACATTAGCAACCCGCATGATAATATCTTGTTCAATTACGCCATTGTTGGGAACAATGATTCCTGTAATTGTTTTTGGCGTGTATCCAATACGACGAACCTGTAGGGTTGTTGTTCCGGCATTGACACGTAGGCGATATCGTCCGTCAACACCAGACATTACCCCTGTTGTTGTGCCAACAACCTGAATTCCTACACTTGTTAATCCCTGTCCTGATTCATCAAGCACTCTACCAACAATTTGTCCCGTTTGGGCAAATACAGACGAAAACGGGACAAGTAACGCTAATGCAATTTTTTTCATAGTTTTATTATTGTTAATATAAGTCAATATTTATTTTTTTATAACTGAGATTCGTATAAGTCACGGTATTGTAAAAGTTTCTTTGCATAATCGTTACGTTTACCTTTAAGCACTTGCATGAATCCATCTTCAACCGCAATCAACAACACTAAACGGTTAATAGGAATCCCTGTGCGTTCTTCAAACATAATTGCGTAGGCAGCGGCTTGCATAAAGTAATGCTCAACATGATCTAACTCTTTTTCTTTGCGTGCCGTCTTAAAATCAATAATACTAAGCTTTCCTTCATATTCTGCAATGCAGTCAACACGACCAGCTAAGCGTAGATAGTCAGAATATAACGCAACTTCTTGTGCGCGAATATTATCAATTTTTTCTAGTTCAGGAACCGCAACATCAAATAATTCTAAATCCAACAATCCCATTTTTTCGGGTTTGTATGTATTATTTAAATATTTTTCCGCTAAGTTGTGAAATTTTGTTCCGCGGGTTGCAGCTTGCCGTGTAATTTTATCAGCAGCGTCATGCCCAATACGGTCACGCCATTCTTTTATTCCTGCCTGTGTATGAGCAGAAAGAATGGTCGTGACCGATGGGTAGCGTATTCCTGTCGGCGTGGTATAATAGCGACCTTTATGTGTCGTAACAGAATCAAGGTCAACGAATTCTATAGGGGTATGGATAAATGTTTTCATTCATGAAATATAATCATCACATAACAGTTGTCAAGAGACTAACGCAATGTCCTCCAATTGCATACGAGCAATAATATATTCCTTCACTAAATTACTACGCACGATATCTTCAACACCAAATTCTACCTGGCGAAATGACGGCATATGATTAGTAATCGCAATGAATTTCTTTAATCCGGACATATCATGCTTTTTGTTTAAATCAGTTTGTCTAAAGTCACCACAGAAGATAATTTTACTATTATTTCCGACACGAGTGATGATACTGTTTAGTTCCATGTCGGTCATGTTTTGACATTCATCAACAATTACAATACAGTTATCTAACGTTAATCCACGAATATAGGATGTAACCATAAAATCAATTAAGTTCTGTTCTTTTAATTTATTATAGGCTCTATCACCAAACCGAGGTAGCAATTCATTGGCAATTTCACGATAGGGTTGAACATATACTTCTGTTTTTTCCTTTTCATTGCCAGGCAAATGCCCAATGTCACGTGAGGGAACGGCTGATCGTACAATATAGATTTTTTTGTAGCTGTTATTACTTTCTAAAATTTCTTGCAACGCTTGAAACATTGCAATATATGTTTTCCCTGTACCTGCAACGCCATGAAGTAACAGAGCTTTATGTCCTTTTTTATACAAATTGAAAAATGTTTCTTGATTATGTGTTAACGGATAAATGTCCTTTAAATCAGAAAATTTTATCTTATGTTTTGACTCATCCTCTAAAAAATTAGTGTGAATGTTTGAATCAACATGAATTAATTTTAGGCGTTGTTTTTTACGTGACATAAAAGAAATTGAGTGGAGGGTAGACAAAAAAATCCCGTCAGAGCTTATGCCCTGGCGGGATGTTATACAACATATCTGTGATGCTTAGATATAGCGACTATCTGTGTTAAGTTTTGATCCGCGATTTGAACCATGAATTTTTTGTAAGACCTCTTTAAAGCCCCCATCGGGGCGTCGAATACCTAGACGTACAGGATCACCGAAAGCAGGTGGTGTCATCATCACCTTTTTTACTGCCTTTTCAGCACAGTTCGGACAAGGTTCCCCCTCTGGTTCAAGCATTCGTGAGATACTTAGATACTGCGTGTAATAATGCTCACACTTTTCACATTGATATTCATAGGTTGGCATACTATACCTTATTATTTATTTTTATAGTTTTCAGACACCATTTCTACACGGTCGCGAACCCAAGCGAGTATAACGAGCGATAGTTCAGAATGTCCCACAGTTTGTTCAAGATTGTCGAGTTCATCATGTATTTCATGAAAAATATCCTCTACAATTCCCTGTGTATATTCATCTAATGCAATATTATATTCAGAGTGTTTTTCAATCATACTATTCTCCTTTCAATACTATTTATAATATATATGGGAGATTGGCGTCTGTCAAGTTAAAGATTTTTTCGTGTGTTTCCGTAATATACCAATTTACAGGTTGGGACATCAGATGGTTGTAGTGTTCTCCAAATATCAAGAATAATACTCCCCGACTCAAATTCACAATAAAATTTTTGTGTTTCACTACCAATAACATGACTATGGCTATATGTGGTAGGCGCATGATGTGCCATCAGAACAATACCCTTTACTACAGACGGAACATGGGTTTCAGTCAATGGGTCAATATATTTCGGTGTAATACCTAGTGCTTGTACGTAATGCCCTATTAATAAACTATAGCTGCCATCAGTATAAGTAACGCCTGGTTTGTATGCCTTGCCGTGAATAAACACAGGAAGATTGTGTTTGATTGATAGTTTTACAAGTTTTTCTGCGACACGTTTTGCTTGTAATTCACGACTATCCATGATAGCACCAAACAAGTCATATCCTAATTCAAGATTTTGTGCAAGCCAACGTAACGCAATATTATCACGAGGATGACATGCTCCTGCGTCACCCATCCCCGCTCTCATATATGCCGGGCCCATAATTCTTCGTGTACTTTGTGCTAGTGCTGTCGTTACGACATCTACATTGATATTACCTGATGCTTCAGCAATATCTTGAATCATATTCACCAATCCAATTTTTGCTGAGATAAACGTATTATAAAAAATTTTAATACATTCAGCTTCATCCCATGTTCCCACAACATACCGTGGGTCATTTTGCATCATGGTTTTATAAAAATCAATCAAAATTTTTGCATCACCTGTTAATGATCCATCTTCTGTCCCAATAATAACCATTTCAGGATTTATCATATCCCAATTGACCGATCCCATGGCAATAAGATACGGATTATATATGAACCGATAATTTGTGGTGTGCTGAATAAATTCTCGTCGCACAGTGCCAGGTAACACTGTGCTAATCAACACCACTAATTGATCTTTTGTACAATGTTTATTAAGTTCTTCGAGGATATTAACAACTATAGAATAATTAAAATCTTTAGGTTCTAACTGTGCAGTAGGAGTTTCACCTCCATACGATTTGTCATGTGGCGTAGGTACAGCAATAAAAATTAATTCTCTATCCTTGACAGCTTCTTGTATACTATCGACTAATGGAAAAATGGGCAATGTAGATTTCACAACATCATAGCCAATAATATCGTGTCCTGCGCGATGCATTTCATTCGCACAAGGGGCACCTAATTTGCCACATCCAATCATTGCTATTTTCATGTCATCTCCAGTATATAATCCTTTAAATCACGATTTTTGAGTACATTATAATTGTGCTCTACAATTGAAGCAACAGCGTTTTCCCACGCTGCCCATTCTTCTGAAGTTTGTTTTGATAATCGTTCTACTTCAGCAACAACTGCCAAAAGACGTTGTTCGTTATCTTCAATTGTATCATACATCTCATTTATA